GCACCTGCCGCTGTTCTTCCCGCCGATAGTGCTCATTCGAACCTCGGTTTGTGTCCCTTGACAGCGTAACATTGGCGGGAGTAGAGCGCGGTTGTATCTCCGGAACAGAGGACAATCGGTATGACGACCCGCACCACTGACATCAGGATCGAGATAACGGCGGACGAGATTGCGAACTCGGTCGACCGAACGTCGAGCCACTGCATGATCGCGGAGGCGATCCGGGCGAAGCTGCCAGACGCGATCAATGTGCTGGTCGACATGACGACGATCAGGTTCAGCTACGCCGCCACCGACGAGCGTTACATCTATCTGACGCCGTATCGGGCGCAGCAATCGATCATCGCCTTTGACCAGGGTTGGCCAATCAAGCCGTTTCGGTTTCGGCTGCGCGCGCCTGCGCAGATTGTGCCACGGCGCCACGAGGAGCGTGATCGCCTCCCGCGAAAGCGGCCCGCCAAGACGGTTGAGATGTCGCGAGATGGCGGCGGCGAGTTTCCGATTGTGATGGGCGGCGATCCGCCGCCGCGGCTTCCCAATCTCGCTAAGCATCGCCGCTATGGGGCCAGAACCTTTATCGAATAGCGTCATCACCATCCTCCGGGCTTATGGGCAACAACAGGAAACCTTCGGAAGGCGCGCTCCCGCGGGGATTCGCCCCAGCGGGTGTCGAGGTCCCAGCGGTTGGGGCCGGGGTCGGGCGGGTGGTTGGCGTCTTTGGAGAGGTAGCGGGCGACGGTGGTCCAGTGGCAGCCGGCGTCGAGCGCGATTTGCCGGTACGAGGCGCCGTGGTCGTAGGCCAGGCGCCACGCCTCCAGCGGCCAGCGGTGCTCGGGTGGTCGGAATTGGCCGTTTGCGAAGCGGCCATTGGGTAGGCGTTCCCTCGCCACTTGACAGATCCCGATTTTTGGGGGCAGGGTCCGGTTCGCTCCGACGCTGTTCCGGATGCGTAGAGCTACCCTTGTTCACGATTCCCCAGTGGACTGCGAAGAGCCCGGCCTCCCCGGGCTCTTTTGCGTTATGTGACGCCTGGGTTAACCTTGCCGTCAAGCGGCCGGCTGTGGGCAAAACGGTGGAAGGCGGGGATAAGTGAGGCATCGGTTGGTGCGCCGCGCGCCTCGGCGGTCGCGCGAGCGGCGGCAGTGGCGCTACTGGGCGCGGTACTGGCTACGGCGGTTTGCCAGAGGAGGTTGGCGTGAGCGAAGGGCGCGAAGGGCGTGCGGCGATTGTTTTCGAGGTTGGTGATTGCGTGCGGCTGGCCTCGGGCGGCCCGGCGATGACGGTGACGGCGCTTGCGGCGGACGGCTCGCAGATTGAGTGCGCGTGGTTCCCCGAGGACGGGACGGGAGTGCTGATGATGGGGTCGTTTATCGCGGCGACCTTGAAGCTGGTTATCGACTGATGCCGGACGACCGCCTCAACGGCGATCCGGACGCGCCGGACGACGATGACGAGATCGCGGTCGACTGGGATGAGATGGCTGGCTTCCCGCTCGAGGGAGAGGATGATGATGAGGACGAGGACGCCGGATGAGCTAGACGTCATCATCGCCACGGCCCGAAGCGACGAGCGGGAACGCTGTGCGAGGATTGCTGAGAGCCTGATTGTGCTGCGGGGCGGTGCAAGGTGGGCGCTTGATGAGGAGCACAATCAAGCGTGCGAAGCACTCGCGGCAGCCCTTCGCAAGTTGGGAAGTGAGCCGGTTTGATGGCTGACCTGCCGGGGGCCCAGCGCATCGCCCGGCTGAAAGAGCGGCTGCGCGAGGACCGCTTTGCGGCGCATGAGGAGGTCTTCCGGCACCGCCACGAGGATGCGCCGGCGCTGTGGCACCGCGAGCTCTCCGATTGCTTCTGGTCGCCCGAGGGGCGCCAGGTCATCCTCGGGTTCCGCGGCGGCGCGAAGTCGACCTTTGCCGAGGAGCACGTCGCGGTCGCCGGGCTCGAGGGCGCGTTCCGGTGCTGTGTCTTCATCGGCCCGTCAGAGACCCGCGCGGCCGAGCGGCTCGGTGCGGTGGCAGCCGAGCTACGCTTGAATGATCTCTTACTGACCTTATGGCCGGACCCGCTCGACCCGCTCGGGCAGACCCAGACGAAAATCACGCTGCGCAATGGCGCGGTGATCCTGGCGCTGGGCCGCGGCCAGGACATCCGCGGCTTGAAGCAGGTGACGAGCCGGCCCGATCTGGTCATCGTCGACGACTTTGAAGACGCCGAGAATGTGCTCTCGCCTGAGGGCCGGCGCGGCATGCTGCGGTGGTTTCTGCGAGAGTTGCGCCTGGCCTGTCATCCGCGCGCGCGGATGCGGGTGCTGGCGACGATCATGCACGCCGATTGCGTCCCGATGCAGCTGGTACGGGCCGGCTGGCCGGTCAAATATTTCCCGGTCGCCTACCTTGATGCTGACGGCGTCGAGCAGGCCTCGTGGCCGGCGCGCTTCCCGATGGCGTGGATCGAGCGCGAGCGGCTCGAATACCAGAAGCATGGCGAGGCCGGGATCTGGGAAATGGAGATGATGTGCAATGCCGCAGACGATCAATCTAGAGATTTCCGGGCTGAGTACTTCCGGGTCGAGCCGCGCGTGCGAACGTATGAGCCCGTTTATTGTATGTTCGACCCTGCTCGAACTGTGCGCGCGTCCTCTGCTGCTACGGGCATCGTTGTCTTCTCCTGGGTGGGAAATAAGCTTGTCGTGTGGGAGGACCGCACGGGTTTCTATCGACCTTCCGAGCTCCTCGAGATTATGTTCGAGCTCGAGGAGCGCTACCACCCGGTGTTGATTGGTTTTGAGGAGGTTGGGCTTGAAGAGTGGGCGCTTGAGCCAATCCGAAATGAGGCGGCCAAAAGGGCTGTATTTCTACCATTGCAACCACTGCGGTCGCCTCGGGACAAACTTACCTTTATCCGAGGGTTGGAACCTCATGCGCGTGGCGGTGAGATCGTGCTTGCACGGGAATTGCCCGATCTTGTCGGAGCTTTTGCAGGCTTTCCCCGAGGACGAATCGATGGACCCAACGCGCTTGCCTACGCGCTGATCCTGCGTCCGGGGCTGCCGGTCTATGAAGACTTTCTGCCTTCGGTGCACGTTGCCGAGCGCATCTTCTGGCCGCGCGGCGAGCCGCTCTATCTTGCACTGAATGCCGATGGGGCCTACACGACCGGGGCTTTAGTGGGGCATGCCAATGGCCGAACCGTCATCATCCGAGACTGGGTCCGAGAAGGAGACCCCGGGGTGGGTGCGGCTCAGATTGTCCGGGAAGCAGGTCTCGCGGCTGGCGCTCGAATTGATGTCAGCCTCCCTCCTGCACACTTCGACCAGTGGCACAATATCGGCCTTGTACAGGCAATTGCTCGCATTCCATCGGCGGTTCGACAAGGTGGGGCCGCCGATCGCGGTCGAGATTTTCTGCGACGCGGGCTCGCTCACTTTTCGCGCGAGCTTCCCGCCTTCTCAGTCGCCGTCGACGCCCGCTGGACCCTTGCCGCTCTCAGTTGCGGTTATGCCAGAAAGCCCGGAAACCCTGAACCCACACCCGGCGTGTATCGAATCTTAATGGAGGGCATAGAATCGACCATGGCGCTGGCCGGGGTCGGGATCGCCGATGAGAACGCACACTGGTCCTTCACCTCGGATGGGCGCCGTTACCGGCGCTACGCCTCGGCCTTCGAAGATGGCCGGCCGTCCGATTTTGGCCGGCAGGGCTTTGGCAAGAGGTTGAATTGAGATGGCCTTTCCCAAGCGCGGTGCTGAACTCGTTAAATTACCCTATATACAAGAGCAATTGATCGATGTCTATCGTAAAGTCGAAAAGGGCTTTATGGATCAGATGGACCGGTCAAACGATTTGCAGGACTTTTGGAAGATCTGGAACTGTGAAAGAAGCACAAATCAGTTTTATTCCGGCAACGCTAAGGTCTACGCACCGCTGGTGCGCAACGCGATCAAGGCGTTGCGGCGGCGCTGGCTCAACCAAACATTTCCCGATTCCGGGCGTCACGTTCAAGTCGTCAGCCATGACGACCTGTCGCCCGACGCGCAGGTCTCGCTCTTGGAGTACTACATCAAGCGTGCCGATCTGCGCTCGCTGGTGATCCCCGGTCTGTTGGTTGCCGGCATCGTCGAAGGGCAAATGACGGTGCTGGTGAGTTGGGGCGAGCGCAAGCGCGCGGTGGTTGAGCGCATTCCGCAGCCGATCCGCCTGTTAGGTATGGACATGCCGGCCGAGGTTGCCGAGCCGGTGCTCTCGCTGCGGGCCAGCGAGATCGAGGATGCCGGACCCGACGTCGAGGTTGTGCTCGACGCCGACCTTGTGGTGCTGCCGGC